CGCAAGGCCATCGTCGACCATGTCGCCGCCTTGCTGCGGTCGGCGCTGGGGGAGTCGGTCAAGGCCGTACACGCTTCGCGGGTGCGCCACATCCAGTCTGCCGACCTGCCAGCCGTGGGCGTCTATGCGCTCAAGGAGAAGGCCGACCACAAGGACACCTCGCCCCGGCGCTACGAGCGTTCGCTGACGCTCGCCGTCGAGGTCGTGGCGGAAGCCAACCGCGACCTCGACGCCATCCTCTACGACCGTGCCGACAGGATCGAGCTCGCCCTCCTGGACGACCCGACCTTCGGCGGCCTCGTGGATGACAGCGAACTGGATGCCGTGGAGATTTCCCTCGCCGAATCGGGGGAACGTCTCATGGGGTGCGCCCGTATCGACTGCACCGTGACCTATGAGCGGCCCCTCGCGGATGCGCCGCTGGACGTCTTCGCCACCGGGGGCGTCAGCTGGGACCTCGTGTCACCTGCTGGCACCCCGGACGGCACTATCGACGCTCAAGACACCCTGACCCTGCCACAGGAGGCTCCCCATGCCCCACATCCCTGAGACCCTGCACATCAGACCGCGCACCGGGCTTGTGGTGCGCGACCCCGCGACCATGCAGCCCCTGCCTGCCGAAGGCGCAGAGGTGCAGACCGATTCGCACTGGCTGCGTCGGCTGCAAGCGGGAGACGTGGTGCCAGTCACCGCCGGACCTTCCAAGCCCAGAAAGGGAGACTAGGCCATGACCATAGGATTCAACGAAGTACCCAACGCCATGCGTGTGCCGTTCGTCTATGTGGAGATAGACAACAGCAATGCCGTGTCGGGGCCTGCACTCATGCCCTACCGCACACTGGTCTGCGGGCAGAAGCTGGCTGCGGGCGCGCAGGCACCGCTGGTGCCGGTGCGCGTGACCTCGGCACAGCAGGCCGTGGCGCTGTTCGGTGCAGGTTCCATGCTGGCGCAGTCCTGCGCCACCTATCTGGCAGCCGACCCCACCACCGAGATGTACGCCATCGCCGTGGAGGATGCCCCCGCCGGGCAGGCTGCCACCGGCAAGGTGGCCCTCACCGGGGCCGCCACCGAAGGCGGCACGCTGGCCCTGTACATCGGGGGGCGTCGCACCCTCTGCGGTGTCACCTCGGGCCAGCAGGCCGCAGCCGTGGCCACGGCCCTTGCCGCCGCCATCAACGCCGTGCCCGACTGCCCGTGCAGTGCCAGCGCCACGGCGGGTGATGTGACCCTGACCTCTCGCCACAAGGGGCTTGCAGGCAACGGCATCGACGTGCGTCTGAACTACAATGGCGAATCCACGCCCACCGGACTCATGGTGGCCATCACCGGACTTGCAGGCGGTACGGCCAGCCCCGATGTCGCGCCGCTCATCGCCGCCCTTGGTGATGCCCACTGGAACGTGCTGGTCTGGCCGTGGACCGATGCCGCAAGCCTGACCGCCATCGAAAGGGAACTGATGGACCGCTGGGGCGCGCTGCGCATGATCGAGGGCGTGGCCATCTCTGCCGCCACCGGGACCCATGCGGAACTCGGCACCCTCGGTGACGGGCGCAACAGCCAGCACCTCACCGTCATGCACTGCCACGGCGTGCCCACCCCCGCATGGGAGGTGGCCGCCTCGACCGCTGCCGTGGCTGCCTACTACGGCAACATCGACCCCGCGCGCCCCTTCCAGACGCTGGAACTCAAGGGCGTGCTCCCGCCGGCGCAGAAGGACAGGTTCACGCAGCGCGAGAACAACCTTCTGCTGTTCGACGGCATTTCCACCTTCTACGTGGATGCCGGGGGCGCGGTGCGTGTGCAGCGACTCATCACCACCTACAAGACCAGCCCCAACGGGGCGGAAGACCCCAGCTACCTCGACCTCAACACCGTGCTCACGCTGGGCTACCTGCGGTACGACTTCCGCAACTACATCCTGCGCAAGTACCCGCGCCACAAGCTGGCGGATGACAACGCCCGCTTCGGGGCAGGGCAGCCCGTGATCACGCCCAAGGTCGGCAAGGCCGAGGCCATCGCCCGCGCCCGGATGTGGGAGGAGATGGGCCTCGTGGAGAACGTGGACGCCTTCGCCCAGCAGGTCATCTGCGAGCGCAACCAGCGTGACCGCAACCGGCTGGACTGGATGCTGCCGCCCGATCTGGTCAACCAGTTCTGCGTTGGTGGCGTGAAGCTCTCATTCATTTTGTAACCAAAGGGGCTTCGGCATGGCCTGAAGCCCCGCCTACAAGGAGCAGACCATGGCAGGCAATGCCCGCGCCGGACGCATCTACCTCAAGGTCGACGGCGTCCTTCAGGAGGCCAAAGGCGAGTTCTCGTACAACCTCGGCACCGACAAGCGAGAGGCCATCGTCGGTGCCGATGCAGTGCATGGCTACAAGTCGTCCGTGCAGGTGGCCTTCGTCGAGGGGGCCATCACCGACAGCATCACGCTCGACCTCAAGAGGCTCACGTCGCTCGACGGCGTCACCGTCACGCTCGAGTTGCACAACGGCAAGACCATCGTGCTGCGCGATGCGTGGTACGCGGGCGAGGGCACGGTGAAGACCGGCGAGGCGGAGATAGCCGTGCGCTTCGAAGGCAAGCAGGCCGAGGAGGTGCGCTGATGGAACGTCGCATGACCCTCAAGACCCCTCTGCAGAACGGCAGCGAGACCATCACCGAACTGGTGTTCCAAGGCCCGCTCAAGGGCAGGCACATGAAGGGGCTGCCCCTCGCGCTGTGCTACGACCACCTGCTCACCATCGGTGGCAGGATGTGCGGCCAGCCGCCCAGCGTCATGGAAGAGTTGAGCGGCGATGACCTCGCCACCGTGCTCGGTGTCGTCACCGATTTTTTGCCAGCTGGCCCGAGGACTGGACAGTAGCCGTCGGGCTCATCGCCTACACCTTCCACTTTCCGCCCGGCGACCTGCTGGACATGGACGTGGATGACCTCCGTTTCTGGCTCGACCGGATCAACGACTTGCCCAAGGAAAGCATGTGAGCACCCGCGAAACAGCCCTTACCTTCGTCATCGGAGCCGTCGACAGATTCTCGGCCCCGTTCCGCAGTCTGAACGACCGTATGGAACGGCTGCAACAGAAGGTGTCGGGGGTCACGCAGGCGTTCGGCAACCTCGAGGCGGAACGCTCACGGTTCAGCCGGCTGACCGGCATGGAGCGGTTCGGCAGGTTCGGTAACGAGATGCATGGCCGGGTGCAGCAACTCGCGGGTTCGTTCGCGGCACTGGCTGCAACGGGCAGTGCTGCTGCACTCGGCCTTGGCTACGCCTTCAAGACGCAGTTCGTGGACACGGCCAGCCAGTTCGAACGGTTCGAGACCATCCTCACCACGCTCAATCAGGGCGACACTGGCAAGGCCAAGAAGGAGATGGGCTGGATATCCGACTTCGCCGCCAAGACCCCTTACGAACTGGCCGAGGTCACAGACTCGTTCGTCAAACTCCGCAGCTACGGTCTCGACCCCACCAAGGGCCTGCTGCGTACCTTGGGCGACACGGCGTCATCCATGGGCAAGCCGCTCGAACAGGCGGTGGAGGCCATCGCCGACGCCGTGACGGGCGAGAACGAACGGCTCAAGGAGTTCGGTATCGTCGCCAGAAAGACGGGTGAGAAGATCGTCTACAGCTACACCGACGCCTCGGGCAAACAGGCTTCGCTCATGGCCAAGGCCAATGACCGGGCAGCCATTCAGGCGACGCTCACCAAGATATGGGCCGAGAAGTACGGCGGCGGCATGGAGGCGCAGTCGAAGACCTTCGGCGGCATGGTGTCGAACCTCTCCGACTCGTGGAGCAGGTTCACCAATATGGTCATGTCCAACGGCGTGTTCGACTGGATGAAGGGCAAGCTCGAGGGCGTGCTGGCCAAGATCGACGAGATGTCCGGCGACGGCAGATTGCAGGCGTGGGCCAAGGACATCGGCGAGAAGCTGACCCGTTTCTTCGATGCGGCATGGAACGCGCTGCCCAAGGTGTGGGAGGGCATCCAGCGGTTCGGCGACAAGCTGGCGTGGGTGGCCGACCTCGTGGGCGGCTGGGACAACCTCGGCATGGTGCTGGCCGCCGCCTTCAGCGGGCTGCTTGGCCCGCTGGTGGGCCTTGTGGGGGTGTTCGCGCAACTCGGGCTGGTGATGATGGCGACACCCTTCGGCTGGGTGGCTGGTGGCATCGTGCTTCTGGTGGCTGGCATCACGGCCCTGTGGCTCAAGTGGGACAAGATCGTGGCGTGGGTGCGCGACAGCATCCCGGAATGGATGCAGCGGGGCGTCTTCGCAGAGAGCGGCGACCCGGTCGGGGCCTCGGAGGATGACGCTCCGGAGCCTCGCCCTCTCTCGTCCCTCTTCGGTGGTGGCGAGGACGAGGCGACGCCACGGCCCAGGCTCGGCGCGGCCTCCGTGGCGCAGCACCGGCAGGAGATGCGCAGCACCCACACCGAACGCTCGGAGTCGAACGTCAGGCTCGAGGTGGTCGCGCCGGCGGGCACCCGCGTGAGCCAGAGCGGGGCACCTGTGGATATCGACACCGTCTACACTGGCGAGTCCGCCCGTAACTAGGAGCGACCATGCAGAACACACCCGCATGGCGCAGGAACCTGCGCGAGGCCAGCTTTCGGGGCGTACCCTTCTACGTCGATGCCCGCGACATGGAGACCGGCAGGCGCACCGCCCTGCACGAGTTCCCCGGGCGCGACATCCCCTATGTGGAAGACCTCGGGCGCAAGGCGCGCACCATCTCGGTAGAGGCGTATGTGCTCGGCCCGGACTACATGCCCGGGCGCGACGCCCTGCTCGATGCCTGCGAGAAGGCAGGGCCGGGCCGACTGGTCGTGCCGTGGACGGGTGAGGTCGCCGTCGTATGCACCGGCTGCCGTCTGCGCGAGTCGCGGGCCGATGGTGGCATGGCCGCCTTCAGCCTGTCCTTCGCCGAGGCGGGCGAGGCTGCCACCCCCGCCGGGTCTGTCAGTTCATCCCGCCGGGCGGACTACCGGGCCGACAATGCGCTGGCCGTGGCAGGCAGGCGTCTCGACCGCGACCTGTTGCGTGACGGCATGCCCGCAGGCGTGTTGTCCGACTCGCTCATGGCCATGCGTTCCGTGGCGGATGATGTCGCCTCGTACCGTTCCGTCTACGGCGACCCTTCGGGGCTGGCCGGACATGTGGCAGCCCTTTCCGGGCTTTCCCTGTCGGGCTTCGCGGCCCTTTCGCCTTCCAGCCTGCTGTTGCCCTTCTTCGGCGACAGTGCCGGCATTCCCGCATCAGGTCATGGGCAGCGCTCGCGCGAGATGCTCTCCGTTGCGGGGGCGACACCACAGGTGACCATGCCCGCCGGGGCCGGGCGCGTGCGTACAGTGCAGGCCGAGAACCGCATGGCCATCGCCGCCTATCAGCGACAGGCCGCCGTGGCCGAGGCGGCACGGTCGGCTGCACTCTCCGCCCCGGAGTCGCGGCGCGAGGCGGCCACACTGCGGGCGGACGTGTGCGACGCCATCGACGGTGTGCTGGACGATAGTCGCGACGATGCCGTGCATACCTCGTTCACCGACCTGCGTACCGCCACGGTGCGTGCCCTGTCCGAAAGCGGCGGTTCCGCGCCGGAGGTCATCACCGTAAGGCCACCTGTGGTGCTGCCCTCGCTGGTAGTGGCCCACAGGGTGGAGCACGTGGCCGCCCTCGATGCCGAGCGCGACCTGCTGCGGCGTAACGCGGTGCGGCACCCCGGCTTCCTGCCCGTTGAAGAACTGGAGGTTCTCCGTCGTGCGTGACCAGACCGACAGGGCCGAGCGCATCGCCCTCGACATCGACGGCGTACAATGGCTCGGCTGGGAAGAGGTGACCATAAGCCGCGCCGTGGATGCCGTGGCAGGTTCCTTCGAACTGTCGCTTGCAGACCGCTGGGTCGAGGGCATGACGGCCCTGCCGCTGGCACCCGGTATGCGTTGCTCCATCCGCGCGGGCAGTGATGAACTCATCAGGGGCCACATCGATGCGGTCAAGCCGAGCCTTGCCGCAACGCAGCACGCCATTCGCGTGTCCGGACGCGACGCCAGCGCCGACCTTGTGGACTGTGCAGCCCTGCATACCCCCGGCGAATGGCGGCAGATCACCTGCTCGAGGCTGGCCACAGCGTTGGCCGCACCCTTCGGGGTGCGCGTGCGATGTGAGGGCGCAGAGGGCGCACCCCTTGCCGTACACAAGATAGAGCCGGGCGAGACGGCGTGGGAATGCCTCGAGCGGGGCCTGCGCCAGCGAGAGCTTATGGCCATGCCCGGTGCTGGCGGCGAGATCGTGCTCGTGGCCATCGGAGAAGGACGGGCTACGACGGCACTGGTGCAGGGGCAGAACGTGCTCTCGGCCGAGGTCGAGTTCGACGCCCGCGACCGCTTCAGCGAGTACCGCGTGCTGGCCCAGCAGCGCGGTTCCGACACGGTGGACGCTGCCGGGGCTGCCTCGGTGGTGGCGACAGCCAGTGATCCCGTCATCGGTCGCTACCGCCCGCACGTCATCTCCGGGGAGACGCCCAAGGATGCTGCCACCGCCAGCCGCCGGGCGGAATGGGAGGCCAGCGTGCGCGCCGGGCGTTCCGTATCCGTCAACGTCACGGTGCAGGGGTGGCGGCAGGGCGACGGCTCGCTATGGCCGCTCAATGCCATGTGCCGCGTGGTTCTGCCGTGGCTGCGTATCGAGCAGGACCTCATGATCGGCAAGGTCGTGCACCGGCTCTCGTCCGGTGGCACCACCACCGCGCTCACCCTTCGCAGCCCGCTGGCCTTCGCGCAGGAGTTCGAGAAGAAGCTCAAGAAGGACAAGGACGGCAAGTCCGCCGACCTGCTGCAAGGGGCGCGTGAACTGTCTGAAGCGGAGAAGACCCGCATCCTCAACGGAGAATAGGATGGACCGCAACACCTTCAACAGGATGCTCGACCCCTTCAAGCGCAAGCTCTGCGGCATGGCCGCCCGTGCCGTGGTCAGGCTCGTGTCCGACGGGGTCAGGATGCAGGCCCTGCAACTGGGCCTTCTCGACGGCGAACTGGCCGACGGGGTGGAGCGTTTCCAGAACTACGGACTCACCTCGCATCCCCACCCGGGGGCCGAGGCCGCCGTGATCTTTCTCGGTGCCGACCGCGGGCACGGTGTGGCCATCGCCGTGGACGACCGGCGTTACCGTCTCGTGAGCCTCCAGCCCGGCGAGGTGGCCCTCTACACCGACGAGGGCGACGTCATCCACCTCATGCGCGACAGGCGCATCAAGGTGTCGACGCTGCACCTCGAGGTGGAGGCGCAAGAGGATGTGACCATGACCACCAAGCGTTTCGGCGTCACGGCTTCAGAGGGAGTCACCTTCACCACTCCGGCCTTCACGGCGCGGGGGGCTGGCGGTGGCGCGGCCTCGGCCCGCTTCGAGGGCGCGCTCCATACCACGGGCGACCTCACCACCGATGCCGACGCCAAGGCCGGGGCCGTGTCGCTTCGCTCGCATACCCACCCGGAGACCAACGGCGCGGCGACCCTGCCGCCCATCGGAGGCTGATGTGGCAGACCTGTTGCTGGCGTTCGGCAGCCTTGGTGCCGACCTCGCCCTGACCCATCTTGCCGGGGCCAAGGACCTTGCCATTGACGACGGCCTGCTCTCTGCCGTGGTGGTCAGCCTCTTCAGCGACCGCCTTGCCGACGGGGGCGACGAACTGCCTGCAGGCGAGGCCGACCGCCGGGGCTGGTGGGCCGACGCCACCCTGCCCGGCGGCAAGGACCGCATCGGTTCGCGCCTGTGGCTGCTGCGCCGCGAGAAGCAGCTTCCCGAAGTGGTCGCCCGGGCGCGTGACTATGCGCTCGAGGCACTGCAATGGCTCGTGGACGAGGGGCGGGTGGAGTCCCTTGAGGTGTACGCCAGCGTGGCCGGGCCGGGGCATCTGCACATCACGGTGCAGCTGCGGCTGCCGCGCGGGGCTGGCGGATGGCAACAGACGTTCGGCTACCGTCCGGACACGAACCGGTTCGACCTTGCATAGGAGGCACCATGCCCTTCGATCGTCCAAGTCTGCCTGCGCTGGTAGAGCGTGCCGAGTCCGACCTTTCGGCGCGGCTGCTCGACGGCGAACAACCCCTCCGGCGTTCCGTGGCCGGGGTGCTGGCCCGGGTCACGGCAGGGCAGGCGCACATGCTCTATGGCTATCTCGACTGGCTGGCGCAGCAGCCCTTCCCGGACACGGCAGAGGCCGAGTATCTGGCCCGCCTTGCGCGGATATGGGGCATCGGGCGCAAGCCCGCCGTGGCCGCAGCGGGAACCGTGATCCTGCAAGGTCAGCCCGGGGCCGTTCTGCCTGCCGGGCAGGAACTGCGGCGCGATGACGGAACCCTCTACCGGGTGCAGGCCGACAGCCACGCCGCCGGCGCGACGGTCACGGCCAGCGTGACCGCGCTGGTGGCAGGGCAGGGGGGCAACGTCGCCGCCGGGCAGTCGCTCATACTGACTTCGCCCGTGGCCGGGTTGCAGCCCGTGGCGCAGGTGAAGGGCCATGGCATCACCGGCGGGCTGGATGCCGAAGACGATGCGAGCCTTCGCGCCAGACTGCTGCGACGCATTCAGGAACCGCCCCACGGCGGGGCCGCTGCCGACTATGTGGCGTGGGCACTCGAGGTGCCCGGCATCACCCGCGCGTGGGTCTACCCGGGGCGAATGGGCGCGGGCACGGTGGGGGTGGCAGTGGTCGCCGATGGTCTGCCTTCAGGCCCCATCCCGGACAGCACGTTGCTGGCCAAGGTGCAGGCGCACCTTGAAGGCGTGCGCCCGGTCACCTGCGAGGTGACGGTGTTCGCGCCGCAGGTGCTGACCGTGCCCATCACCGTGCGCCTCGTGCCCGATAGCGAGGCCGTGCGTGCGGCGGTGCGGGCCGAACTGCGCGACCTGTTCGCCCGCGAATCCTCGCCCGGTGCGGTCATCAGGGTGTCGCACCTGCGCGAGGCCGTCTCCGTCTCACCCGGTGAGGAGGACCACGTCCTCCAGTCCCCCACGGCGGACGTCGTGCCCGCCATCCACCAGATGCCGGTACTGGGCGACATCACCTTCGCCACGGCCTAGGAGCTTGCATGCAACCCTACACAGAAGACGACTACGCCGCTCAACTCTTGCAGCTGTTGCCCCAAGGCCCTGCATGGCCGCGTGACCCGGAGGCCGTGCTCACGGCCCTTGCGCGGGCGCTGGCCATGGAACCCGCCCGCGTGGATGCCACAGGCCACCGTCTGCTCGCGGAGATGGACCCGGCGCAGGCGCTGGCCCTGCTGCCGGAGTGGGAACGAGTCTGCGGCCTGCCTGACGGATGCTCGCAACCGGGCGAGACCATCGCCGAACGCCGCGAGAACGTGGTGCTCCGTCTCTCCGCCCGTGGCGGGCAGACCCCGGAATACTATGCGGAACTGGCGACGCTGCTGGCCGGGGGCGTCTGCACCGTGCGGGAGTACCGGCCTTTCAGGGTGGGGCATTCCGCCGTTGGCCAGCCTCTCTCCAACGGGGCGTGGATGCATACCTTCACCATTGCCGCGCCCTCCGTTCCGGTGCGGGGCTTCGCCGTGGGTGCCGGTGCGGCAGGTGAACCCCTGCGCCGCTGGGGGCATGAGCGGCTCGAGTGCGTCATCAGGCGGCTGAAGCCCGCCCACACCCATGTGATCTTCACCTACGGCGCAGCCAGCGCCCAGCAAGGAGCGACCCATGCATAGAATCGACGGCCCCGGTGCCACGCAAGACAACCGTTTCACCGATGGCGACCCCACGGCAGGCATCCCGCCCACCATCGTCACCGACGACTGGGCCAACGCGGTGCAGGAAGAACTTTCGGGCGTCATCGAGGGCGCGGGCCTCACGCTGGACAAGGCGAGGCACGACCAGCTGAAGGACGCCATCACCAAGATGATAACCGACCGGGCCGCACCGCTGGCCACCACGGAACAGGCGGGGCTGGTGGAGCGCGCCACCGATGCCGAAGCGCAGGCCGGAACGGATGGCGAACGCTATGTGACGCCGAAGCAGCTGAAGGACGCCGTGGGGACTACTGACCTGACGGCAATGATGCGCGACACGTTCGCGGGCTGCATCGTGGAGTGGGAGTGCGAGACCATTCCCAACCTGACGGACGGAAAGCCACTCGGTATCGAACTTAACGGGGCCATCGTCAGTCTTACGGCGTGGCCTCGTCTTCTGCGCAAGTGGTGCGGGGCGGCGAAGAATCCCACCGCTCCGGTGTGGTATCGCTGCAACGCCTCCGGTGTGCGCGACGCTGCTGGCGACCACATCCGGTTGCAGGATAGACGCGGAGAGTTTGCGCGCGGTTGGGACCACGGGCGTGGTGTCGACACGGGGCGCGTGCTGGGTAGTGCGCAGGGCGATGCCATCAGGAATATTGTCGGCTCAATGGGGTCGATTACGGCAATTGTAGCCGGTACTGCTTCAGGAGCCTTTACCGTTACCACTCCATCCAATCGCTCTGCGGGCAGCAGTTCCGGACCTACGTGCGACTTTACCTTCGACGCTTCTCGCGTCGTCCCCACCGCCAGCGAAAACCGCACCCGCAACATCGCCACCCTGTACATCGTCCTCGTCTAGGAGCACCCCCATGCCTACGATTCACACCTATGATGCCCGTACCCGCGAATATCTGAAGACCATCGACTGGACGCCCCCGAACGAGTGGGTGGCCCTGCCTGCCGATGCCACGACGCTACAACCTCCGGCACAACGCGAAGGGTTCGCCCGTGTGCTGAACCTTGCGGGGGACATTTGGGAACACATTGAAGACCACCGGGGCAAGGCAGGTTACGTCGAAGGACAGCCCTACACGGTGCGCGACCTTGGCCCCCTGCCTGCCGGGTGGAGCGATGCCGCCCCTGAAGCCCCGCTGATCAGAGTGAAGGCCGCCAAGCGTGCAGAGATTGCTGCGGGGCATGATGCCGCCCTTGCGGGTGTGGTCGCCATCTCCGACCCCACGCCCACAGTGGTGGCTGTTGAGGCGGCACTGCTGGCCACCACCGACCCCACCGGGCTGGACTACGCCCGGCAGAAGCTGGCCGCGCGTCGGGCCGAACTTGAAGCACATGTCGAAGCCGCGCAGACGGTGGAAGCGGTCATGGCCGTGGTGGTGAGCTACCCAGTATGAGCGGGTTATTTCGTAGCGATAATCAATTGAGAATGACCGTGGGCAATGTTAAGCCGCCTTAAAATGCTATCCAAGGCGTACCCTATTTTTGTGAATTCTGTGCCTGTAGGTGTCTTTTTTACGATTGTCCCCCATGGGTTGAAGTCGTAAAATAAACCACCTTCATTTTGTATTTCTGTGTGCTTGATAATTTTGAATCCTGCCTTGGAAACGGCATCTGCAAATTGTTTTTTATCCAATCTATATTCGAAAAAATCACCATATGCTGGGTACACTGAATATTTGTAAGTCATGGTGAGTCTGTTGATGTTAATCTTTTTACCTTCTCTAATTAAAGCGCTCAGTGATTTTCTGAACTTTGTTATTTCATATATCCATAATTTAACTTTTAACTTTCTTATATCATTAAGATATGGAACAGTTATCAAAGCAATTCCATCTTTCTTAAGTGTCCTGTACATTTCTTTTAATGGGGCATCTGGCCCTTCTGTAAAATGCTCTACTACGCCAAGAGATATTATATTAGAGAATGTATTGTCTTCAAAATTTGTATTTGAAGCATCACCTTGTATTACATTTATGTGTGGCCATTTTTCGTTAACCATATCGACAGTATCTTTTGATATTTCTATGCCTACAACATCCCATCCTGAATCATGAAGAAACTTAACATATCTACCCGAGCCGCATCCCGACTCTAGTGTCTTTTCTTTTTGATGAAGGTGCATTTTTATGAAGTCTGTGACCTCGTCAGTTCTGCATGACTCATAGAGGTTGTCCATTTCTCGTTCATCCCACTGAAAGACAGTACTCATATGAAATTGCTCACTATTTGTCTGAATTGAGAATGTGATTGAAGGCAGGCAAAATACCGCACAACACTTAAATGGACAACCGCGACGAGACTAATATTTTTTAGAAAAAGTCTGCGCTTAAAGGCCTTAGATTGAGATAGTTGTACGTACTGCTGGCCACCACCGACCCCACCGGGCTGGACTATGCCCGGCAGAAGCTGGTCACGCGCCGGGCAGAACTTGAAGCGATGGTCGAAGCCGCGCAGACGGCGGAAGCGGTCATGGCCGTGGTGGTGAGCTACCCGGTGTAGGCGTACCATAGTCGCTATGGCCTCTACAGGGGGGGGGCGGCGTTCCGCGCTATGATGCCTTCATGCGTGAACCGTTCGACCCCCACAAGAGGCTCTTCAGCCTTGGCTGTACGCCGTGCCTGCACCGCAAGCCCGACGGAACGCCCTACATCTATCTGCGCTACTGGCGGCGTGTCGTGCCCGGAGAACGCCGTAAGTGCGAATACATCGCCGAGATGTGGCGCAGGCTGCTCATCCTGCAACTGGACGTCCGCAAGGGGCAGCAACCGCGTAGCGTGCGTGCGTTGCTGGCCCACGGCACCATAGAGGTGCGGCAGGGCAGGTATGTGCGGCCAGCGGGGTAAAAGCAGCCGGATAAACTGCCCGCCATTAGATCTATACAAAATACACACGGTACACACTTTTTGCTTGACTCAAGTGTGTACCGTGTGTATTTTTGTATTCATGAAGACGACGGAACTGGTAAAACGGCTGAAGGGGCTAGGGTTTCAAGAGGTCGGGGGTAAAAAGCACATCAAATACAGACACCCCGACGGAAGATGGACGGTCATCAGCAAGGGTAGCCACGAAATCTCCGTCGACCTCCTGAAGAACATGGAAAAGCAAATCAAGGAAAAACTAACGTAAACAGGAGGGGGGCTCCCCCCCCCCTCCTCACGGAGATTATACTATGCGCTACCCTCTCCTCGTATCCAAAGACGCGGGCAGCAGTTACGGCGGTATTCTTCCGGACTTCCCCGGCTGCTATCCTATGGGTGAGACTCTCGACGAACTGCTCGACAACGTTCAAGACGCTGTCGAAACGTGGATGCTCGGCGAAGACCCCGAGATATTCCCGCAGCCGTCTCGGCTGGAAGACGTGCAGCGGCTCGAAGAGGCCGATGGCAAGGTGCTTCTGTTGGTGGAGGTGAACCCGGACTTTCTGGATAGCACTCCGCAGCGCATCAATATCACTGTGCCGCGTTACGCTCTTGGGCTTATCGACAAAGCCGCCAAGGCGTCTGGCTCAACCCGGTCGGCCTATCTGGTCAACTCGGCACTCGAGCGAGTGCAGCCACGAGGGTAATAAGAACGCAGGCAGGTCGGGGGGCCCGGCTTGCCTGCGTTCGGTTCTTTTGAAGGGGCGTTGGAGTCAGAAATCGGGAGAGGGGCCGCTATTTTGGTCGGGGTCTTCAAGGGTCTCGTCTGCTAACTCTCTATTTTGTGATACGTGCCCTTGCGTGCCAGCAATAGCCTAGCTTAAGCATGTGAGTGTTTACCTCTCTTTTTGGGTGTAAAAAAACCCCGTCGTTACGGGGTGTGCAGTCTGCACTTACAACCGTCTTCGAACGTAGATCACAGGGGCAATGGTGACCACCTGATCGCGCAACACATCAATGAAGAAGTTCCGGCGCACCCCTTGGGCGTCCGGGTCGAGCCAACCCTGCATGCGTAGATAACCCGCCCTCTCTCCCTCTCCCAAATACATCTTGATGGTGGCCATGTTATCACGACGGACCACATAGACTGCATCGCCCTCCAGCACTGGCTGCTCGGGGTCGCAGTAGCAGATTTGCCCACTCGCGATGCCTGCGGGAACCATCGATTCACCCGCGGCTACGACGGCCACCATCTTCTCTCCCATAATCAACGGGGACGCGCTCACCGCGATGCTGGTCTGCTGATTCCATCCTTCGACACCACATGAGGCCAGCCCCATCATGGGGACGGCCCTCAGCCGTGGGGTGGGTGCGGGCATCGGGGAAGGCGGTTGAGGGTCGAACGGGTCGCCTTCCCCCGTAACGAGCCAGCGGTACGAGCAGCCGAACTTCTCCGCGATCACCGCGAGGTCACTTGCCGAGGGCCATTGGCCCTTCTCCCAATTCTGCGTCTTTCCTTGAGAAGCCCCAAGGCAACGGGCAAGACCAAGTTTCGTTGGCCCAAAGTGGGTAACGTGCTCAGACTTTAAAAAAATATCGCAAAGCATTTTATAGTGTTGCGACCAGTCTTTGCCCTTTGTTTGCATATAAAACCGTAATAGAAGTTGAGTAAACTGTTTTTAAAGTTTATTCCTTAACCCGACGACACCACCCAACTAACCAGCCGGGAGAGGATGTCATGATCGACCAACAGAAGCCGACCACGACCGACACCATTTGGACTGTGCGTCACAGCATGACGTTGCGCACCCGCTTTGTGCCGACCACAGCGGCAGTACCGGAAGCATTCAACTGCCTCACGCGGCTACGCCGCATGTGCGTTGACCACCTTTTACTCGATAACGGCACGTACTTTTTCGACCATGGAAAGGGCCTGCTCAGTCTGGAGCTCGATGTACAGCGGGGCACCACCAATCATAAAGCCGATACGCACGCCGTTGGGCAGGGGAACCGCGCTGGTGCCGTTAGCCCTGATCCCGAGGGTGGACATGACCTGCATCAGGGCAGGCAGATCGGCATTCAACGCAAGTTGGTCAACCGTGGGGCCGACCTCTTGCCAGTGTTGCAGGAGCGTTGCCGCAACTTGTGGAACCTGCGTGGTGGGCAGGACGATTCGCGACCTACCGTTGGCGTCACGCGCACCAATCAAGCTCACGGCCCCATCGTCGGTGGCAGATAGCTCAAGTTCTTCCATGGCCGTCGCGTCATTCGCGGCGGCAAGAGTCCGGTATGCCTCGCCGATGGCGTCTCTCATAAGCCCTCCGTAAGGGGATGTTCTATGCAATCGTCTACCGCGATGAACCTAACTGAACTTTCACGACAAGAAAAGCTACGCCTGTGGATGGCCCGCACCGGGGTACGGTTCGTGGACATGGCCGCCGCGCTGGACGTGACGCCCGCCGCCATAGGCAAGCTGTGCAAGCAGGCCACCATGCCGGAGCACAGACACCGTGCTTTGGTGGCCTTTGGCGTACCAGCAGGTTTGCTGCCAGCACCACTCAACGTGAAGTCTGGGCCCAAGCCTCGCCCCCGCTGTACACCCCAGCATCCGGAATCTGCCGGGCCATCCGCCTAGCCATATCGTCTCCTTACTTTCCCGTAACAGCTCGATAGTAAATGAGAAAAGCAAGGTAGATATCTCACATCCCCTCAAGGTCATCATTCAGACAGAACGGAGAACCCGATGCAACAGCGCCTCCAAGATCTGCCTTCGGTCGAGGACATCCTCGCGGGAAAGCATCCCGACTTTATCGAGACGTATGAAAATGCCTGCCCGGTTTTTTCGCGCTTCCTCTCCAACCCGGCCGACCCCTTTGGAGTGCATCAGCCTCCCAAGGGTGACGAGTTGGGCAACGATTAACCTGCTGTTGAGAATAGAGGGGCAACCATCTCATGACCGAGCACGACTCCATCCTTGAAGTGTTGCAGGAAGACGTGAAGCGCGCACCCTCGGGTCGTAGCGCGTCGCAGATCTCCGCGCTCATGGGCAAGGGCTATTCAACGCTCATGAATGAACTGAACGGCTCCATACCGGGCCACAAGTTCGGCTTGTTGCAGCTCATTCCGCTCATGCAAGCCACCGGGTCGACGCGCCCGCTCGACTACCTGTGCGGGGCCATGGGGTGCGTCTGCCTGTCTCTGCCAGCAGGATTGCGGCCCTTGGCCAGCGCAGAGCGTGACGCCATACGAGCCGTGCGCGAGTTCGGAGAACTCATGGCCACGCTCGGCGATGCGCTTGGTGATGGCTCCATCAGTGCCGAAGAGGGACGTCGCATCAAGGCCGATGGGTATGAAGCCTTGCGGGCCATCATCGCTATCGTCAGCCGGGCAGAAGAGGCAGAGCGCGTTCGCTCGTAGATCTCGGGGTAGCGGCGGATGCCGTGAACATAGTGGCGCGGTATCCCCCGGTATCACGACAGTAAGGCAAGGAGGAGACCATGCGGATGCATCCCTCGGCAGTGCTCGCAGAAAGGGCTCATGCGATCTTGCGGCAACTCGACGAACTCTTTGACGCGCGGGGAGTCACACAGGCCGACAAGGCCGCGCTGGTGCCAGCTAGGCTTGCTGTGCGCCGCGTGCGGGATAGGCACAGGTCAAAATGCAGCCCCATGGGCAACCTTACCCCGGAGAGTTCCGCGATGGAGGAGTGCCATGATGTCTGATGCCCAAGCAGATGCATGGTTTGTGCGAGGCATGGCGACTGCAGCGGCCTACATCGCAGAGGAAGGCGAAGACGTCTTGGCTTTTGAAGTGTTGCTGCAACATGGCTACCAGTGGAGCGACTTAATCGAGGCTGGGGTTGACAATTACGACCTCAAGCGCCTCGCAGCGGGTATCGGCCAGAGTGGCATGCGCAAGCTGGGCTTCAAGAAAGGGTGCAGGGGCGGTGGCCGCGATGCCTGATGCCGACTTGTGGCTGTGGGGACCGTTGGTTGTGTGCTCCACATTGGCCGCATGGTGTGGCGTCATGGCGTGGCGGCATCGGAAGCGATAGCAGCACTAGTACAAGGCGGCTCTAGCCTGACCTTCAGCCAAAGGACGAACAATGAAAGGTAAGAAATTCCATCTGTCTGTGGCGATTGACTATCTCTTGGATGAATACCTGTTCCCCGATGAAAAGCTCGCGGGAAAGTTCCTGCGGGACGGCGTGCCGATGAGTGCTTCGGATGTTCGCGAGTTCCTCCGCGAGGAGAAGGCGGCAGGGAAGAAGCTTTTTCCTCTCAAGCCCTGTGATCGATTCGACCCCTATGAAAAAGGGTGCCTTGGTCACGAAATCGATATCTAGGAGTCCCCATGGACGCCCACTGCTCTCTACTAGGCCGCCCGGCAAGCGATACAGACTGTAGCAACGCGGTCTGCGCTGCCTCTCCGGAGCAACTCGCCCACTGCAAAGGGTGCGCTAGGGGGCAGCAACTGGCTGCGTCAGCAACACGCTTCCGCCGGGTACCCTTGGCAGTCAATCAGACGATGTTGGTGATGGAGGATGACATGGCATCAAAAGGAACATGCAAGGCTTGCGGTCGTGAGGCACCGCTTCCGGCTCGTGGCCTTTGTTGGTCGTGCTACACCGCATATCGGAAGGGAGAGGTGGTAGACACCCATGAACGCGCGCCTTCTCCTTCTGCTCTAAAAGACACCTCGGCCGCCCAGTCCGCTCCCGCAGTTCCTGCGGAATGTGGTGATGATGTCGCTGTCGTTCCGAAGGGGGCAATCATCATCGGTGGACGAACGTTCATGGCGGTACAGACACCCCCCAGCATCGAAAAAGGCACTCCGCGCCTGTCCATTCGGAAGCGGAGATGCCGACTGAACAGGGCGGCCGTCAGGCTGCTGGGGGATGCATCTCATGTCGCGTTGTACTGGTCAGCGTCCACGCGCGAACTGGCCCTTGAGCCTCTTATGGAGGCGGTAAAGGGGAAGGCCTCACGAGTACGCAGGGCGGTGGACGTCAGCAAGGGAGCAGAGTTTTCCAACGCCGCGTTGGGCACACTCTTTCCGACGGCCCCTGCGGCTTTCGTCTTATCCCGCGAAGGGAGTTACATCGTCGGGCGCGAGCACAACAAGGAGTCATCATGACACAGAACACCCCCTATATCGAAGGAGAGCGGCTCTACAGGGCGTTCTTCAGGCGCGGGAGCGATGGTCTACACATCGTCGAGGGGCACGTCATCATCAGCAACGAGTCACGATTCGTGGTGCGGTGCCGTGGCAGTGAAGAGAGCCATGCCCAGACAGCGCCTGCCGGGTGGCATCGCTCCCGGGTGGAAGCACTGGACCACCTGACGCGCGGTCTTGAGATCACACGGCGCAGGGTGGAGGCAGACGGGCTCGTCCTGAAGGCGAAGATCCAGCATACGCACGCGCTCCGCGAGAGTATCCAGCAGGAGGGCATGTAGGCATGTATGCGCAGATGATTCGTGATCGTCTCAACGATGCCTTCGAGCGCGCCGTGCGCGACTGCTCGAAGCGTGTCAGCACTGAATGGGGTGATGGAGTCCTTTTCGCTGGTGCTGGCCTAGACCGGTTCCCCGCGATGCTGGGGGAGGAAATCGGAGCCATCTTTGCAGAGCTTCGGGCCTCGCGGGCGGCGACTTTTGTTGCGGCCAAGGTGCCTCTGCCGGGCGAGGCCTCCGACGCGATGGTGGACGCTCTCGTCGCCCCCCCTGTGCGCAAAAAGGATTGGCCCGGCTGCTCCATCATCATGATGGCCGACGAACCCTCTGGACGATTCAAAGAGGGCTCGCGCCTGCTCGTCACACGCCGCATGCACTCGCGGGACACCATGCACACAGCACAGGACATCTCGTCATGGGGTACCCGCGTGCTCAAGGTCGAGGGGCGCTGCCCCACCTGCTACGCCCTGCACGCTGCCTACATCCCCGAGCACTGGATAGCCGATGGCAAGGCGGTGTTCGTTCAACGGCACGGCGCTGCAGCAGAGAGGGATACCGATGAACGCTAACCATATCCTCTCCATCCAGCGGGCTGGCAATGGCCTGATTGTCCATGAGAATGATGCGTGCCAAGTGTACGAGACCCGTCAACACCGTGCGACCGCGATGCGCGAGATGCTGCAGCGCATAGCGGCGGTCGTGGTCAATACAATGGAGACGACCAAGCTGGACGTGCGAATTGAGGTACGGGACAGGACGACAGGAGAGGAAGCAGAGACCAGCCCACCCAGCCTGTGGCTGTCCCCTGACGATGTGGAACGTGAATACAACCTGCCACAGCGTTATCTGGAACAGCTGCGGCGCGATAATATCGGCCCGCGTTACTCCAAGCCGACAGCGAAGCAGGTGCGCTACAGGCGTTCCGACGTCGAGGATTGGCTCACAAACGCCTACCAGCCGACGCAGGATCAACCGTGCAGCTAGTTATTGCTCGCGTTGGCCAGCGCTTGCCCTACAATGCTCAACTTCTCTCGTTGCTGGGAGGGGATGAGGTGCGCATACCTCAGGGTCATGCTGAGGGTCTTGTGACGCATCAGCCCCATGAGTTCCTGCAGCGTGACTTGACCAGACTGCGCCAGCCAAGAAGCGAAGGTGTGCCGCCACGTGTGAAACGTGATGCGTTGGCGGTCATCCGTAATGCCGGCGTTGAGGCCCAGCCTTTCGACGGTGCGCGAAAACGTGGAGGATACTCGGCGTTGCCGGCGTCCATCGGCTGTGGGGAACAGGAGTTCCCCAGGGGCTCCCACAAACTCTGCCAGCATCTCGAAGATATCACCGTCAGCGTGGACCCTCGCCCGCTTGTGCTGCTTGTCAGTGAAGTTGATGAACCCTGTCGCAGGGGAGAGACTCTGGCCTGTGAGGCCAAAGATCTCCGTTACCCGGAGACCAGTGCGCAACGAGAGCAAGCTCATGGCGTACAAGGGCCGAGAAGAGCGCTGCAGCGTAGCCAGCAGGGTCGTGGCCTCTTCAGGGGTGAAGAAGCGTTCACGGGCAGAGTCGACAGCGGGCATGCGATAGGCGCTCTCACGACGGGAGCTGAAGGGGTTGGTCCCTCTGTACCGTTGATCGCGGATAGCGCGGTATACGGCCCGACGTGCAAAGGCGACCAAGTGAACCACGCTCTGCTCAGACAGATGATCAAGCAACCTGCCCGTGATCTCTGTGAGCATGGTGGATGTTACGGCCACCAAGGGCAGCGCATGGAGAAGCGGCCCCAAATGCTTGTCATAGTGAGCCCGAGCTTTGTCGGCCGAGGTCTTCTTCTCAGCCTTGGCCATTCGCATATAGTGCTCGACGGCATCCCCAACGGTGAACGACTCTGCATCGGCAATGGGCAGGCCCCGGCCCACGTCCCGGCAAATCTCCATGCGCTCAAGCAGGGCCGACTCGGGGGTCACTCCCTCGGAGGCCCAGCCAATCCGCTTCCAGTGCCCTTTACCTTGGGCATCTTGGTACCAGATCGAGTAGCAGCGGTCTGGCTTCCCGCGAAGAGTACGAGATACACTCTCGCGGTAGAAGACGCCCTTGTGCTTTGTCTTGATGTGTCGAGAGTTGTTAGCCAT